TGATTCAAGACGGTCAGGCCGACAAAGCCGCCCAAGCCTACAACATCGTTGAGATGAAGAAGAATGAGGAATGGGACCGCATCCAGCGTCAGATGCCAGACAGCTTCCAAATGATTGTCAGCACGCACGTCACCTCACAGTCAAGATCTTGGTAATCCTGAAACTACTTACTTATGAGTTCATTCAATCTAAATAACATCTTCCCGAAACCAGCCTGGTATCGTGGTAGTGCAGTAGCGGATCAACGCCTGACGGTAGATAGCACGGTAGGTGGCGTGCAGCTCGCTGCGTTTGGCGATACCACAAACATGATTGTTCTGGATGTGCAGGACGCTGACGTAATGTGTACGTTTGACGGCTCTGCGCCGACTACGACCAACGGTCATCGTCTCTACGCTGGCTCGCATTACACCTGGTCTACCGCGGCAGCGCAGCAGGCTAAGTTTATCCGTCAAGCTGCTGCCAATGCAGCCATTCAAGCTTCGGAATTCCAGCTATGATTGGATTACTTGGCAGTCAATGTGATATGCTGGGTGAGCGCATGGCTATTGGGATTAACAATCCCATGCTAAATGACCTTAATCGTCCCGATATCATAGATGGCTATCTCATTACAGCTACCGGCGATAACATCGTTGATTCGTCTGGGAACAAGTTTGTGTACGTTCAATATCCGTAACCCTTTATTTTATGGCTGACATTCGCATCAAAGACCTCGCTACAACGGCTACTACCACGGCATCTGATGACTTCATGGCCGTAGACGGAAGCACCAACGGCACGCGCAAGATGAATGCCGCTGCTCCAGCGTTTCTCACCAGCGTAACGACGCCCTCCCTCACCTCCCCCGCCTCGACCGCTCTGACGCTCGCGGGCGGCAGCAGCGGCGCAAGTATTTCTTTAGGACAAGGCGCAAACGCGGGCATGAGCATAACTCCGTCAGGCACCGGAGCGGTGAACCTTATCAACTCCGTTAATGTCAACGGAGTGACCGGAGTCGGTAAATTAGCAGTCCGCACCGGCACCGACGAAAACGCTCATTTCCGCACCGCCACAGCCATTGGCGGAACCGGCGTCGGGCTGGATATGCTCAATGACGCAAATTCAGCCGTCGTTGGCTTTGCTCTTCGCGCAAGCGCAACGCGACTAACGGGCGGAGTGGTCTCCATCACGGACACCACCGCAGGCTCCGCAGGCGCAGGCGCGCTAGTGGTCACGGGTGGGCTCTCGGCGGGCGGGGCGAGCTATTTCGGGGGCGCGGTGACGGTGGCGAGCACGATTTCATCTACCGGAAAAACTACGGTCACAAGTGGAAACATCAGGTTGTCGAACGCGTATTATTTGAGCGGGAATCTTGCGGCAGGAACGGAAATTACTATGATCGGTCGGAGGAGCGACGATAAGATAGCCATTGATCCAGATGGCTATGGTGTGGTTTTTGGTGGTGGAGCCGCCACCTTCGCGGGCGCGGTGAGCGCTCCCTCGCTCACGCTCTCGACCACACCGCTTGCATTTGCGAGCGGCGGCACGGGCGCGGCTAGCTCGGGGCAGGCGCTCGCGAAACTCACGAACATCGCGACGACGGTGACGAGCGGGACAACCGTCGTGCTCACAAACACCTCCGCGAACTATCAAGTGTTCACGGGTAGCACCGTGCAGACAGTGCAACTTCCAGTCACGTCCACGCTGGAGACGGGCTGGTCGTTCTCGATCTGCAACAATAGCAGCGCGGTAATTAACATCCAAACGAGCGCGGGCACCGCTCTCTATTCTAACGTGCCTATCGGCACAACGGCGGCGGTAAGGTGCATCGCGACTGGCGGCACAGGCGTTGGCGACTGGGAGGCGAATCTCACCGAATTTTCAACTAATTCCGGAACCGGATCGGTGGTGTTGAACGGCAACCCGTCGCTCACGGCATTCACCTGCACCGGCAACGCGACAATTCAGGGCAACGCAAATTTTACAGGCGCGGTGGGATCAACGCACATCATCGGCAGCAGCCTCGTCGGCGGGACGGTGACCATCGGCGGCACAGGCACGACGGGTGCGATTACCCTCGGGCAGTCGACTGCGACGCACACGCTCAGTATCGACGCGGGCGCAACGGCGAGCGGCTCCACCAAAACACTGAACATTGGCACGGGCGGTGCGGCGGGCAGCACGACGGCGATCGCGATCGGCAGCACGGATGGCACGAGCACGACGACGATCAACGGCGCACTCAAGCTCGGCAACGCCTACGTCGTTGGGGCTGTTGTCGGAACTGGCACCATAACTATTCAAGATTCTACGGGCACCACTTACAGGATTCCCGTTCTCGTTTAATCTCACACACCCATGACCATCCCAATCGCACCATACACAATGGGCTCTCCCGCGAGCCCGAAAATCGGAACTCAGTTTGAGGTCCGATACATCAACTACACCGGCGTCACCGCCGTGGCCGACTGCCACCTGCTCGACGCGGAGGGCGTGGAAATCATGGCCGTGGGCCTCGTGCCTGCGACGGCAGAACAATGCGCAACGTGGACGGATGACGCTGCGTTTGCCGCTGTGTTGGCCGTGAACGCTGGGTTTGAGCTTGTATCCAAATAATAATTACCATGACCAAAGACGAACACAAATCCGCGATCGTGCAGCAGCTCCAACAGCAGAGCCTAAACCTGCTGGTGGACTCCCTCGCGGCTGCGCTGGCGGAGATCGAAACGCTCAAGGCCGCTGCCGCTGACAAGCCGACGTCGTGAACCTCAAACGCTCTCTCCTCCTCGCAGTGCTCGCGCTCGGCCTCGTGGTCGTGCTGGGGCTTGCGTTGAGGAGTGAGCGAGTATTGCTAGCTGGACTGCCAACGCGGGTTGTAGTGGCCTCAGAGGCTGAAGCTTGGACTCTGGCAGGCCCATCTGCCGTAGTCGTCCTTGGGACTGGCTCGATGGCACCGTACATCCCTGCCGCGCCCGCTGGGGCTGACCCGCTGAGAACGGTGTCTGCTCTGGTTGTGCTCGTCCCAGGTGCAAGCTACACCGACATCAAGGCCGGCACGCTCTGCATCTATGTCCCAGTCTGGGCTGGCCGCAACGTGATGCACCAAGCCGCGCAGATCGACGCTGGCGGCTGGATCATGACGGGGCTGGGCAACAAGGAGTACGAAAACAAGGAGCGAGTGACGGCGGCTAACTTTGTGGGCATTGTTTCCAGAACTTACATCTGGCCCTAGGATATGGACGCGCTCGAAATCTTAGTCAAAGGCTGGCCGATTTTTCTCGGCATGATTACCCTAATTATCGTGCTCTCAAAGCTCGACCTGCGCGTGGCAGTTCTTGAGGAGAAAATCAAAGCTCTGTTCGATATGTTTAATAAAAAATGAACATCCTCGATTTGCTTGGCAACGCTCTCGGTGGTGGTGCGCTCGGTGTGATTCTGAGAATAGGAAATGGCTTCTTCGAGGAGTTTAAGGCCGGACGCGACCACGCGCGGAAGCTCGAAGAGGCCAAGACGATGGCGACGATCGCAGCCGACGCCGCAGCGTGGGCAGCGTTCACGGCTAGCCAGCAGGCCGCGACCGTGCCGAGCAACGTCGCGCCGTGGTGTGCAAACGTCATCACGCTGTTTCGGCCCTTCATCACGATCACGCTCGTCGGTGTCGCGACGGTGGTTTACTTCCACTCGGCAGGACCGGAGCGTGCGCCGATGGTGGAACAGATTAATTTCGCCGCGTTCAACTGCGTCGGCTGGTGGTTCGGCGACCGCATGGCGCGAAAATCAAAATGAATACCGACAACATCCGAGCCGTTCTCACCGCCGCAACGCCTGCCGCTGCAATGGTGAGCCTATCGCAGGTCAACGAGGTCGCCGCGCTCGTCGGCACGCTCCTTGGCATCGCGTTTCTGCTCTGGCGGTGGCGGCGCGAGGCAAAGAAGGAGGATTGATTTTGACGGGCATCGCATAGGCGATGGAACCCGTCATCACATTCGCAGCCTCCGCAGGCGTCATCGACGCGCAGACCGGAATCATTCGCGGCGTCTCGCTTATCACCAAGGGACCGGCGCTCGGTCACGGCGTGATGATCGACGACAAGACGCTGGAGCAGGTCAAGGCCGCTGCCGAGCAATACGCTGGCGGGCTCAAGGTGAAGCTCGACCACAGCGGCGGCGCGGGCGACATCGTCGGCTACATCGACACGCTGCGCATCGAGGGCGAGAAGCTCCTCGGCGATTTGCACTTGCTCGAATCCTCGGTGCACCGCGCTTACATTTTGGAGATTGCCGAGCGGATTCCCGACACGTTCGGGCTCTCGATTGCGTTCTCGGGTCCGTCGGAAAAAAGCACGGACAAGCTCACGACTTTGCAGAGGTGTTCTGAAATCTACTCGGTCGATCTCGTCAGCGAACCCGCTGCGAACCCGAATGGATTTTTTGCGCGCAAGCTGGAGCAACTCCAGACCGCGCCAGAATCAAAAGCAAAAATTGAAACGATGAATGACGACATGAAGGAAGCCATCCAAGGCATGATCCAGTCTGCCATGATGGGCATGAACGAAAAAGTCGCGAAGCTCGAAGCAGCTCTCGCTCCGAAAGAAGACAAGCCTGCCGCCATGAGCGCGCAGAACGAAGTCGTGCAGCTCGCCGCGAACACCGCTGCGCTCGCCGCCGTCAAAGAATTTGCCAAGTCATTCGGTGCGCCCGCCGCCCCGATCGCCTCGGCCGAAGCTCCTAAACCAGTCGCGCAAGCGCAGAAGTTCGAGGACATCGTCGCCGCCAAAGCCACTGAGCTCAAGGGCGACAAATCCTCGGCCATCACCTTCGCGATCAAAAACCATGCTGACCTTTACGCCGCCTACCGTGCGCGCGTGCAGAGCGGCGAACTCGTGAAACTCTAAAAATACTAACATGGCTACTTCATTCCAAAATGCGGGCACGTTCGTCGCAAACTCGGCTATCACCGCGTTTCGCCTCGTGTCCATTTCCAGCAATCGCGGCGTCGGTCTTGCCGCCACCGCTTCGCTCCCTGACGGCGTCGCTTTGATCGACGCTGCCTCGGGCGATCAAATCAGCGTCCAGTTCCTCGGTGGCACCACCATCAAGGCCACTCTGCTCGCTGGTCCGGTTACGGTGGGGGATACTCTCTATTCAACTGCCAACGGGACCGTGGCGATCACAGGCAGCGTAACGGTGGGAAAATCGCTCACCACCGCGTCAGACGCCTCGGCAATCATCGAGATCCTGCCGAAGAACTTCTAAAGAAAAGTCGTATTCAATAATTTAATACAAATCTAATAAAATGTATACCAATTCAGCAGCCATTTTTCGCGGCGACATCGCCGGTGTAGTCGAGCAGGCAAAAGACTTCGAGGCCGGACTCATCGGCACCGCCGTCATGCCCATCCTCGACGTGCCCGTGCGCGCCGGCCAATACCCATCCTTCGTTCTCAAAGAGGGCCAGCTCCTCAAGAGCGACGTAAAGAACCGCGCCGCTTACAGCGCATACCCGCGCGGCACGCGTGCGTTTAATCAAGACACCTTTACGTGTTTAGAATTTGGATACGAGGAGGCTGTAGACGATACAGTGACGCTTGACGTTGCGCGGTTTTTCGACGCCGAAGTCATCGCCGCCAAACTCGCCAAGCGCAAACTCCTGCTCGCGCACGAGCTCCGCGTCGCTGCAAAACTGTTCGACAATACCGTGTTCACCGCAACCAATTCGGCCACGGCATACACGACTGCAAATCTCGCCACGTTCGACGTCGCGGCTGACGTGCAGGACGCAATCGATCGCTTGCTGGCAAAGGGCGAGAGCGTGACGAACCTAAAGGTAATTCTACCATATGGCGTATTCACTCGCATCCGTGCTTCTACCAAGTTCCAAAATCGTTTGCGCGGAGCTGGAATCTCGTCCGATACGATCCTCAATGCCTCGACTGCGGCTGCTGCTGAAGTCTTCGGTGTCTCCGAGGTGGTGATCGGTCGCGCCAGCTACGACACGGCTCCCGAGGGTGTCGCTTTCTCATCCGGGAATGTATGGAGCAACGCTCTGATCTGGGTCGGTTCGGTCACGCAGGCTTCATCTGGGTTTTTTGGAGGGGGGGCGGGGTTTACCCTGAATTGGAGCGAGTATGGCAGCGCAATCGGCGTCTCGACCTATCGCGAAGAAGCGATCAAGTCGAACATCGTGCGGGCTTCGCACTATGTGGCAGAAAAAATCGTGAATGCAAATGCGGGTCAGTTAATAACGACTCAGTATTCCTGATCTGAATACACCTGAGTTCACAGCCCCACGCCTCACCGCGTGGGGCTTTTTGTTTTGACCCTGCGGCGCGATTCGCCACACCGGAGGCAACACACAACATGACGATTTCCCTCTGCGTGATTGCCGGCAACGAAACCGCGCATATCAAGACCATGCTCGATTCGTTCGTCGGCATCATCGACGAACTCTCACTGGTGCGCGCCATCGGCTCGCAGGAACCGGACGACACCGAACAGCTCGCGCGGGAATGGTGCGAGCGCAACGCGGTCCCGATTGTCTTCTCGGACTACCGCAACGGCGTTACTGCGCAGGCGTGGCGGCACGTCGATTCGTTCGCGAGGGCTCGCAACCAAGCGTTCGCCCAAGGCACCGGCGATTGGCTTCTTTGGGCGGACTGCGACGACGTGCTGACCGACGCGACGGACCTGCGGGAAAGGCTCAAGGAGCTGACTGAGGACGTGCTGATGCTCCGATGCCCTTACGACGTGCGCGGCACCGGCAAGAAGCTCCAACGCGAGCGCATCATCCGCCGCACAGCGTTCGCCTCGGGGCGGATCTGGCACCACGACGTCCACGAAAACCTGCTCTTGCTGCCGAACGATCTCCACAACGAGTGGACGGTGCCGGTCTGGCGGCATCAGCCCGTCGCGATCAAGCAGAGCAACCGCAAGCGCAACCTCGCAATCCTCGGGCGAAGCGTCGCGGATTCGGCGACCCAGTATTTTTACATCCACCAAGAACACTACTGTGCCGGCAACAAGACCGCCGCCGAGCAGTTCGGGCGCATCGCGCTCAGCTTCCCGAACCTCGACGACTCGTTCCGCTACGAAGTGCAATTGAACCTTGCGCGACTCGTCGCGTCACGGCGCGAAGCTTTGCAGTTCGCTATGGGTGCGCACGGCGTCTTCCCTTGGTGCCGCGAGGCCATCGCCTCGATCATCATGCTCGCCTTCGAGCGCAACGACGGCAGGCGCGCGAGCTTCTGGGCGGAGCGGATGATGTCGCTACCAGAGCCAAAGGAGAAAGACCGACCGTGGACGCACGAAGTTAAATGGTATGGCTGGGCCGGTCTCGATCTCGCCGCACGGTCCTATCGGCTCGCGGACCAGCCGAGAAAGGCGGACGGGCTCCAGTGGGCTTTTCACAAGCACGAGAAGCCCGCGATTCGGCTCACGCAGAAAACCCTCGGCGACTCGACGCGCTCCGTCTCCTTCCGTGAAGCGTGGCTCGGGACGGCAGCGCAACCGGACACCGTCGAGCACGTTTTCCTTGTGCGCCCCGACGACAAGGAGACGATGGCGATGTCGAAGCAGTTCCTTCACGACGTGGGACAGCCGCGGGCCGTGGAGCGCGCGATGATCTCGGTGCACATCGAGGACGGCATGGTGCCGCCGCACGACTGGGACAAGCTCGTCACCGCAAGCGGCGTGACGCTGATCGACGCCGAGAACATCAAGGAAATCCTCGCAGCGAAGAAGCCGTGAGCACGCCGGCAATCATCGTTTGCACGGTCAACGGCGCGTGCCTCAACGTCATGACCGCGTCGCTCAACGCCTACGTTCCGCGCGACGTCGAGAGGTATGTGCATCACAAGGTCGGCACGAACTTCGGCGACGCCTACAACTTCGCCGCGCGCGAAGCGTTCAAGCGGCACGACGAGATTCTGATTTGCAACGATGACATCGTGTTCACGCCGACAACGTGGGCGGTGCTCCTCGCGGATGTCGCGCATCTGCGCAAGGTCGTGCCGGATCTCGGCTACGTCGCGACGCGCTCGGACTATGCGCGCGGCGAACAGAACGTGCGCAGCGGGCGCGGGAAAATCGACTTCCTGCGCTACCAGTCCGAGCGGCACATCGTCGAGACGCCTGTCATCGCGCCGATTTGCGCGTGGATTCACCGCGACTCGTGGGTGGATTTCCCGCCGATAAATTGGTTCTCGGATGACGTGCAATGCGCGGACATGAAGCGGCGGCATTTCATCTCGCGCGCCTACGTTCACCACGTCGGAAGCCAGACCTGCGGGCAGGACGCGCAACGGTGCTACGAGGACGCGGAGCCGTGGCTACTCGCGAACCGACCGGAGCTTCACGCACGGTTTTATTTTACAGGCGGCGCATAAGTATGGCAGCCGTGCGAGACTTCGACCCGACCCAAATCAACTCCGACTTCTCGGCGATTCTTGAGCAGGCGGGCGTCGCGTTCACCTTTCAAGGCGTGAGCGTTACCGGCATCTGGTCGTCCTCGCGCGATGCGTTCTCGGAGTTTGAGGACCAGCGCAGGACTGACAGCAAGTTCACGGTCTTTCTGCTTACGTCGAGCGTCAGCGCAACGCCGCAGGTCACACAAACGCTTTCTCGCGCGAGCATCACCTATTTCATCGAACGCGTGACCTTGGACGCAGAGGGCGCGGGCTGCGAAATCGAGGTCGCAAAGTCGATATGATCGACATCGAAACCAGTTTCTCGCGGCTGGAAATGGCGCTTCACGAGTTGGCGAAAGAAGCCAAGGTCAGTCTCGGACTTGTCATCAAAGAGGAGGCCAAATACGCGATTCAAACCATCGTAAAATTTACGCCGCCCAAGAGCAAGCAGCAGGGCGCGAACGCGGTGCGCGCAGATTTCAGCAGGCTCGCCGAACCGTTGGTTTTCGAAGACCTTCAAGCGAAGGCGACCAAGGGCGGATTTTACAAGTCGATGGCGCGATATGTCCGCAACCGAGACGTGGAGAAACTGCGCGCGCTTTTTCGCAATCCGAATCTGACGCATTATTACGGCAGGCCGTTACTTGAAAACGAGGACGCGATTAAGAAATACCACCGCAGCCAGCAGAACGCACGAGGCAGGATCACCGGAAAACCGCGCGTCCTCGCCTTCGGATTGGATTTTCGACGCGTCCGAAAGACGATGGAAGATCGCGTGGGCTGGACCGTCAGCGGATGGAACTCGTCGGCAAAAGTAACCGGCGCGCGCTACAAGAAATTCAGCGACAAGCTCAAGGCGCAGGCAGGCGGAAACATCCGGTTCGGCTCGGTGCAATCCAGCTTCGGGCCGCAGCCGTTCATCAAAGCGACGGCGCACAATGTGAAGATTCCGAACTACCAGCGCATGATCGACGCGGCCATCAATAGTCGGATGAGAACGACGATGAAGAAAATCGCAGCAGTCAAAGCCAACAAGGCCGTCAATCTCGGTTTCACCCGCGTCGGCGGAGCAATGCCAATCAAAACAGCAGCAGCATGAGCACACGCACCAACATCCGCACCGCGACGGCGAACGCTCTCACTGGCGCGCTCGTCGTGCCCACCGCAAACATCCTTCGCGGGCGCAACAACACGATTGCGAGCATCTCCTTTCCCGCCGCCGCCGTTTACGCGGTCAGCGAGCAGATCGAGGTGCGCACACTCGGGCCGAGCAACCGGACGCAATACCGGCAGTTGCAGCTCATCGTGGATTACTTCATCGCCGAGAGCGGAACGTATTTGATCGACGACCTTTTCGACACGGGCAGCGCGGCGGTGGAGGCCGCAGTCCTCGCCGACGTGACGCTCGGGGGGCAATGCCGCGATCTCCATCTTAACAGTGTGGACTATGTTATTGAGCCCGATGAAGACAAACGCTGGGGCACGGCTCGTCACACTTTCAACTGCATTTATTTAACCACCGACTAACATGGCAAATCATCTCGGCCGCGAAGGCCTCGTCAAAATCTCAAGCACCACCATCGGCGAGTTGCGCAACTACTCGCTCAGCCACTCGTCAGACACCGTCGAAGATTCCGTCATCGGCGACACCTACCGCACGCGACTTGCGACGATGAAAACGTGGTCTGCCTCGGGCGATCTCTATTGGGATGAGACCGACGCCGGTCAATTGCTCATCACGATCGGCTCGCAGGTCACGCTCAACCTCTACCCAGAGGGCGCAACCGCTGGCGATGTGTATTACACAGGCTCGGCCATCGTGACCAAATTCGATATAAGTGCCAGCTTCGACGGCATCGTCGAGGGAGCGATTTCCTTTGAAGGAAATGGGGTGCTCACAGTGACGAGCGTCTAACTTTGTAACAGCAAAACACACACAACACATGGAAGCAATCGACCTCGTCAGAGAACACTTCGCCTCCCTCGGCACGCGCAAGATCGACGTGCCCGAGTGGAAGCTCGTGGTGCACGCATCGCCGGTCACGCTCGGCGAAAAAAACCGGCTCTATCGTCGCAGCAAGGAGAACGACATGGAGTTGCTGGTGGACATCTTGATTATGAAGGCCACGGACGAGCACGGCGCAAAGCTGTTCACGATCGAGCACAAGCCGACGCTACTGAACAAGGCCGACAGCAACGTCGTGGGACGCATCGCCAACGCCATTCTGGCCGAAAACGGGCCGAGGCCGGACGACTTAAAAAACTGATTCACGGCGGGGATGCCGCCGACTTCCTCGCCGTGTATGCGCTCGCAGATCGTCTCGGCAAATTCGCAAGCGAAGTTCTCACCATGCCGGCGCAGGAATTGAACGGCTGGCTGGTTTACATCGAACACCAAAACCGGAAATCGAAACATCATGGCTGAAGCTACATTCACACTGCGGGCGGTTGATTCGACGAGGGCGGCGTTTGCAAGCGTGCAGAATTCGCTGACGAAGATTCACTCGACGGCGAAAATAGTCTCAACCGGAATGGCGACTTTCTTCGGATTCTCTGCGGCAATAAGCGGCGCGAGAAGGCTAAACGCGGCAATGGAGGACGCAGAAAAGAACGCCAAGAAGCTCGGTTTAAGTAGTGAAGATTTGGATGCGCTAACCGTCGCGACAAACTTCGTCGA